ATGCCCGATTGGTTGATCAGTATTTTTTCGTTTACACGCGAAGTCAGCTCCAAGATTGCTTTGCCTATATTCATTACGACCGTCCTGATTTTGTTCCTTCCAGACGGCATAGCCGCAACCATTGGAATTGATGAGCTCAGACACACCTATAAGCTTTGGATCGGCCTCTTTTTGCTATTTTCGTTTGCCGCGCTGGTGGGCAACTTGGCGTGGACAATCGGGAGTTTTGTTAAGCAGCCGATTGGAGAGTGGTTTTTTGTTTACGTGAATAAAGGCGTCTTCAAAAACTTGCTTGAGGACGAAAAAAAGGTACTGCGCATGTTCATAAACGACGGTCAAACTACGGTCCCGGCAAGCATTAATGACGGCACCATAAACTTGCTTGAGCACAAGCGGATAATTGCACGATCTTCTACAATCTCTATCCGCTTTACAGTCTTTCCATTTATTATGAACCCGTGGGCGAGATCGTATCTTTCTAGGCACCCTCATTTGTTGGACTGACCGTGATCGGAATTGGCTCCGCTGCGGAAGTAACCTATAAGCGAAACCTTCAGTTGGGCCCTACAGCGAGCGCACCTTGTCTTTTGAACCGCTTGACGCCTCAAATCGAGCCATGCCAGCCGGCGCGCCAATTGTCCGTTCCACAGGCTTTACGGACACAGAAAGATATCTAGCAAGGTTAGCTGACAAGACCTTCTTGAATCTCTGGTCTTACCCGAGCCCGTACCGTGGACAGCATCTTCGAGGCTCAGGAGATGGAAAGGAATTGTGCGACCTTCTGGTTGTTTGCGATCCACACGTAATAATTTTCAGCGAGAAAACGATCAACTGGACGAAAGCGGATGTGAAGGTCGCATGGCCGCGCTGGACGAAGCGTGCGATATTTGCAGCCGCAACGCAGCTCATGGGCGCGGAACGTTGGATCAGTGAGTTTCCTGAAAGAATATTTCTCGATAAGGACTGCAAGGAGCGATTTCCGCTCGGCTTTCCGCCCTCAGACCGGCGTCGGGTACATCGCGTGGTCGTTGCTCGTGGCGCGGCGGCGGCATGCCGCTCCTATCATAGGGGTGGAAGCGGAACCTTTATGATCGTTCCGCATCTTATAGGCAAAGAGCACATTAATTCTTCAAGTGCGGGATTCATTCCGTTTGCCGTGGGCGACATCGACCCGGAAGGCGACTTCGTCCATGTGTTTGACGAGGTGGCGCTTGACGTCGTCATGCGCGAATTAAATACAGTCACCGACTTCACGGAATATTTGGACAAACGAGCCGAGTTCATCCGGTCCGGAAGGCTCGGAATAGCGTCAGGCGAAGAAGACCTGTTGGCCTATTATGCGGTCCGATTAAACGAAAGCGGGCACCATGATTTCACACCACCAGATGGCGGCAGATGGTCGAATTCCGACAAGCTTGTTATTGACGGCGGCTTTTTGGAGCTTAAGGCCGACCCTCAATATATCGCCAAACAAGATGCCGATCGTATATCCTATGTGTGGGATAATCTCATCGAAGCTTTCACAGGCCCTCTGCTAGAAGGCACTTCAGTTGTACTGCCCGGCCACGAGTTTTCTTTGGAGCATAGCGAGCAGGCGGTTCGCTATATGGCCTTAGAAAATAGATTCCAGCGCCGCAATTTGGGTGTAGCTGTTTGGGATGCATTGCAGAAGGGGAAAGAACGCGACATTTTTTTCCGCCTAGTCAAAGGGAAGCCGAAAGACGACACGGGCTTCTTTATTGTCACAGTGAAGTACACTGACTTCATGAAAGCAAGCGGCTATGACGACTATAGGCTGTATAGAACTTTCATCCTAACAACATACGCGAGGGCAGTGCTGCTAAAGTACTCTCATTTAAAGCGGGTCATTGGGATAGCAATGGAACCTCCTGACCAGGGCGAAGGCTCTTCGGAGGAAAATGTAATTCTAGCTCAACAAGAGTGGAGCGCCGAGGATCGCGCTGAGGTCAAAGAGCATTGTGAGCAGCTCGGGATCTGGGGACCTCTTACAGAAACACCATTTCGGGCTAGCGAGTTCCCGAAAGTGAAGCGCGTAAAGCGTAAACCAGTTGGCTTTGGCCCCAATAGGAAGGCAAGGCGCGCTGCAGCTGCAAAAGCCCGTCGCAAGGATCGGTGAACGATAATTGGCCCCAAGATCGTCGTGCACTCTCCGTCCTCTCGCGAACCTCCGAACGCACTTGACTCAATTTTCTCTCGGAACATAATAGGAACATTCAGGCGGCGGCATCAACATTGAAAGAGAAATTTTATGCCGCGCGATATTCGCTCCATCACACCCGCATTTGAAACCCTCCGCTTTGTTGCCTCTGTTTGCATAGGAAGAACCAGCAAGCAGACGAAGCGAGACTTTGCAGGATACGCCGTGGGAAAGCGCCGCAAGCTTTCAGTAGTGCCATACATTGCGAGCGATATGGCAAAGGAGCTTGTGCGGTCTGTGCAAATCACAAACGGCGATCAGCCTGTGACGACGGAAGAGATTGCCCGAAAGATCGAGGCGATTTTGCTCGGCGTGGATGAAAAAACCGCCTTCAATCTGGCGAGCATTTCGACGGAAGAAAAGGACGAGGTCGTTGATCTGATTACTGATCAGGTTCGAGCGATGATGCTTACGGACTATACGATAGCAGAGATTGAGAAAAAGCCTGAACCGCCAAAGCCCGTTGAGTGGAACGGATGGAAGAGCTTTGAATCCATCAAAGCCGACGAAAAGCCTCAATACAAATGGCGGCATACATGGGCCGACCGAAGTGGAAATGACTTCGTTGGCTATAAGGATGGCAGATGTATCGGGCGAGTTTTCCAGATCGATTACACGGCGCAACGAGATAAATGGTTTTGGCTGATTGAGCATGTGCCCGTCGAGTGTCCCGAGCGGGAGAGCCGGTCGGCGGGTTGGGAATGGACGGCCCGCGAGGCGGCGTGCCGTGCTGAAAAATGCTATGACGCTATCATGCGTTTGAACGGCAAGCAGGCTTAGGGAGAGAAAGCATGTGCGGTCGCATTTATATCAAAGCATCATTGCGGGAGTTGCTGTTGAACTTCTCATTCGCCGGCCCCGGCGACACCGAACCGCTGTCAAATAGCTTTCCGAACTATAACGGCGCACCAACACAGTCCTATCCGATCATCATAAGGGATATCCTCCGGGAACCGGATATTACCGGCCCCATCTTTGCATCGGCGAAATGGGGATTTGTGCCCGAATGGGCGAAAGACGAGCAGCCCGGCAGGCCCGCGCCGATCAATGCCAAGGCAGAAGGTATTCAAACGAACGGCATGTTCCGACAGGCCTATAAATCAAAGCGCTGTCTCGTCCCGATCAACGGCTTTTTCGAATGGAAGGACATCTACGGCACCGGAAAGAACAAGCAACCCTATGCCATTGCGATGAAGGACGGCAGTCCTTTCGTGCTTGCCGGCATCTGGTCCCTTCGCCGGGATCGGGATAGCGGCCTGGACAAGCGGACATTTGCTGTTGTGACCTGTCGCCCCAACGAGCTGATGGCGACCATACATGACCGCATGCCCGTCATCCTTCACCCGGAAGACTATGAGCGGTGGCTGTCGCCCGAGCCGGACCCTGCCGATCTCATGGCCCCATTCCCCGCCGAGCTGATGACCATGTGGAAAATCGGCAAGGACGTGGGGAATGTGAGGAACAATCGGCCTGACATCATCGATCCCATGCCCGACGATCCGGAGCCGCCATTGCTATGAGCGACGAAACGCGCACTGCAACCTATCCATTCCCCCCAACTTACTTTGAGCATTACTGCGAGAATCACGAGTGCGACCTCTGGGGCTTGCTCGGCTATGAGCCGGTGAAAGGGCAAAATAGCTATTGGTGCTGGGAGCATTTTCCCGATGAAGAATGGAAAGCGGAAAGGCGCAAACATCGAGAGGCGGCAGATGCGCGTTGATCAGGTGCGACATGCCTATCTCTGGACGCTTTTTCGACCGCATGAGGAACCCGCGACAGGCTACGGATTCCTAGGCGAGCTTGCGGGATGGCTGGACGGCCAAAATCTGCCCGGCGTTGCGCCGCCAACGTGGATCGTTGATGTATTCTTGGAGAAAGGCGACAATTGTCATCTCGAATATTCTCATGACGTGGGAGGCGCGCATGAATGGAAAATTATCCTCGCGCCAGCCGCATGCCATGAGATCGAAAATCTACCGAAGTAGCCGCTGCCTGTTTTCTTCTAGGATACGTTCAATTGTCCGGACGCGCTCCTGCCGGCGTTTAAGGCTTCTCCGCGTTTTGCCGCGAGCCTGCGCACGCGATATCTCTCGGCTCGCTTGAAGTTGCTCAATGTAAACTCTTTCAGGTGTCCCGTTGTTGATACGGTCGAATACCCAACAAAAGGATGCTGGTAGCTGACCCTCGCAAAATCGCGGATTAGCCGAAGCCTTATCCTCATCAAGAATTTCTTGAAGCACCACTTGATCCCAAATATCAGGATTTTCATCACAGCGCTTCTTCCACAGCTCTAGGATATGTCGCGCGGCGGGTGTGTCGTTGATTAGGATTGTTGCAGAAACTAGCCGGCCCCGATCCCGATAGACTGCGATATCGCAATCCAAATCTACCAGCACTGGCCATGGATCGCGATGAAATACGGCATCCACATCAACATACAGCAGCGGCCCCGCGCGCTTCTCCCGCTGCTTTAATAGAAAAGTGGGCTTCAGGCTCGCATTGCGCACCCAACTGCCGACGCTAACGAAGGGCCAAGCATGCACTGAAAGGCCGAGACGCCAAGCTGACGCCACCATACGGGCGGCTTCGGTCTCATAGAATGAGTTAACCGAAAAGAATGCGACGATTTCACCAGCGGCCTCAGATCGGGCAGACGGCTTTGGATTTCTCGGAAATGGCGCGAGCACCGCCCGGTGCCGCGCTTTGGTGGCCCGAAACATATCAAGAATGCGATCGAACAACATAATCCCCACATTATGGATTGCTCATGTAAGTTACTGGATTGTAACGGGAAAGCTCGATATCGATCCCCATCAGTGATGTCATGGGTTGAAGTGTGCCGGACTCCACACTTCAACCGATTTGATATATCTGTGTTGTATGGGCAACAGCGTATTGGAGATGAAAAAAGCCGCCTTGCATGCACAAGACGGCTTTCAATCTCTGGCGATTTATCTAGCTATGCGCCGCGAAAACCATTTCTGAAACAGCACTTCAGTCCCGCGCGGCCCGAGGTACGCCAGCCCCGCTATGAGGCCCGTCGTCGCTGGCTGTCCCACATTCAAATAGGAAGCTATGCCCTCCCCGATGAAAGCCATACCAAGGGCAACCGGAGCCTCCCAAAGTAGCTCGATGCCGAGGAATTTTCGCCGGCCCTTGCGCGCCTCGTTGGTGTGCCACATGGCGCGACCGACCATTGCGCCGACGATGGTCGAAAGGGCGCCGCCACCCCAGGCATTCAGCAGCTCGTAAAGCGAGTTATACTTATCGGACATTAGTCCGCCCTTTCTATTTCTGAACTGGAGGCTGCGGCTTGATGAGCCCGGAGAGACCATCGCGACCGATGTTAACGAGCACTTTCAATGCTGCGAGGCCCGCAATCGCATAAGCGGTGAACTTCGGACTAATAGAAGACTGCGAGCATTCCAGCGTACCGGTTGCGAGCTGTGTGCAGCCGCTGGCAAGCAGGATGGCGACGAGCAGTCCCGAAAGGCTGATGACGATGTTGAGCATATTATGCAGGGCATTGGTATTCAGCATGCTAGATCCTTTTGATGGTGCATGAGCGGGTGCTTGATGGCGTAGCGCTCAGCGTGAGGCTTCAAGGGCAGCCGCGAACTTCTTGGCGTAGCCGGCGATGTCGACGGCGCGATCAGTGCCGTTGATGATCTTGCGTGCCCCCGTCCAATCGCTAACAGTGGCGCTGAAGTAGTCGGCAAGCCGTTTGCCGGTGAACCGCCCGTTGATCATGCCATCGAACAAAATTTCGACAGTCTTTATAGGATCGAGCGCCTTGTCCGGGTCTTCGGCGATGCCGTATTTGGCGTAATTGTCGCGGCCGGTGATCTGCACCAACCCGCGACCGCGATAGCGCCACCCGTCGCCGCTGGCCTCGCTTCGGTTGCCCATGCGGTTTGCGTAGGCGCGATTAGCGATGCGCTGCGGCTGTCGTGCATAGGCTGCGGCTTGAGAAATCGTGAAATATTTCGGGAAGGTCGTAAGCAAGCCCGAGGCAGAATAGTTCAGATTTTCAGAGACGGCGCACATGGTCCTATCGGTTTCATGATAGGCCGTCGCCAGCATATAGGCGAGCCAACGCATATCGAACGGAGCAGCGTGCCACGCGGCAAGAATTGCTTTCATGCCGTCCACCTGATTTGCCGAAAACCGCCCGCCGAACAACGACGACCGTGCCGCCGCGAAGAACTTCGCGTGATCCATAAATTCTCTCCATATTTAGGGTAAAAATTGCACCAACTATCTTTACATGGTGCATAATATGCCCTATGTTTTCCTCATCGAAGTGAGGGGCACATGGGCAAACTGGTTCAAATCGGAAACATCATCATTCGGGTTTACGCGAACGACCATCTGCCCCCGCACTTCCACATTCTCACCCCCGATGGGGATGCATTGGTGGAAATCGCGACACTGGAAATCCTGCGTGGTAAGCTCGCACGCAAGGCGCAAGACACCGCCCTCGAATGGGCAACAAAGAACAAGGCAGCTATCGCCGCCGAGTGGAACCGGACCAATCCCCGCTTTCCAATCGCTTGAGGAAGGGAAACAGAAATGGATATGCCGCGAATTGAAAGCGTAGCGCCAGCGTCAAATATGACGCTCGCAATCAGGTGGAAGGGTGGCGCTGAATCTTCCGCAAACCTCATTGGCTGGGTTGCGACCGGTGGCGAATTGCTCGCTCCCCTCAAGTCTCCTGATGTCTGGAAAACCGCCGAAGTCACGGACTATGGCGCAACGGTCGAGTGGGCCGGCGAAGATTTGGCGATCGATGCCTATCACCTTTTCCAGATCGCCGAAGACCAACGCGATTTTAACGCCGAGGATCTGCGGAAATGGCAGGAAGAGATAGGACTTTCGAACAATGAGGCGGCGGACTTCCTCGGCGTTACCCTGCGCACATGGAAGAACTATCGTGCAGGCGCTCCCGTCAGCCATGCCGTCAAGATGCTGCTACGCGCTAGCCAGCGCGATCCCCTCTTGATGCATGCGCATTACCGGCCACGTCAGAACGGCAGGCCGAAAGCCGCGTAGTCTGTCGGAGCGGATTGTCAGCAAATGGGACTAGAGGCGATGGCTCGCCCTTGGGCCATCAGACATCTTATGGGCGCTGAGATTGCCTACAGTCCTCGGTCGTGAAATTGAGCAGGGTAACCGCGTGCCAGCGCTGTGAAATTGGCTTCTCCCTCTGTCAGCACATTCAGCACTGCATCTGCACCCAGCGCGCTTGTTGAGTACAAATCGAAAGCAGGCCATTCAGGCTCGCAACCGTGTTTCGTTACAAACGTCGCGACTACGGCCTTTGCTGCTAAATAGGCGCTCGTCGTGAAGCGCAAAGGAACTGCAACTTCAACAACGCGAGGTCGGCCGATGCCTTTCACAAGTTCGATTAGCTCGTTGTCCTGCAGCCAGAAGTACACGCCTTCGCCACCCCAGTGAGCCAACAATAGTTCCACGCCATGGTCATCAATCGAAAAGGGGTGAGAGACCATCCAGAACTTACCAGAGCGTGATTCCTCCTGATGATGGAATGGACTCGCTCCATATAACGCGTCGGCAATGTTAGCTGAGATGACGCCTGTAGCTACCTGAGCGTCCAACCTGCTACGAATAGCCCGCAAGTTCGACGTGTAGATACCACCAGATTGAAGAAGCTTGGTCTCGTCGTCCGTTAGGCGCGTATAATGCCATGCGCGAATGGTGTACCGTTCCATCGCAGGCATAATGATGTGCTCAAGAATTTGTTGTCGCTCATGCGCAAAGGGATTTTCTTTGAGGGGCACCCACCCCTTTGCTTCCTGCTGTTCGCGATAATTTTTCTTGCTTGTGTGTTCATAGTGGCAAAGCACGTCCCGACTTGCGTTCAGGTCAGCCATAAGCGGTTCGTCAAATGTCGTGATGTCCCAAACATCCATGGGCGTTGAAGCCACCAAAGGCTATATCTCCTGTTCGTTTTATGCCTCATCGTACAGAACTTGCGGAAGCAGTATGCGCCCGAAGCATATTGGCCGAGAGCTTAGGGTGGACGGTGATTAAGCTCGCTCAATTTGAGGTGGCATAGAGACTAGTTCTCGTCAATCCGCCCGGAGCGAGGCGTGAGAAAAACCGAAGGCGTCGCGGGTGTGCCCGGCACGCTACTCGGCGCGACCTTCCCGGCAGCATAGGCGACTTTGGGCACCTCGCCACCTTCCCGCTTTCTGCCGCTATCGTCTTCGGTTGCCGACTTCCCATCATAAAGCCGTGCGGAAACGTCAACCTCGAAGCCCGTTGTCTTCGTGTATTTGGAACGTGCAGTCTTGATGATGTACGGCACGCCATCAAGTCCAGGGCGAACGTCTGCAAAGAGCAGCGGCAGGCCCGCATCTATCGCTGCATCGCCCAACACCGTTACCGAAACACTGCCCTCTCCGCGCGCAAGCTCTTTCGCCTTGGCACGCGCCGCCTTATCTGCTTCTGCCGGCGACGAAAAGGCATCGGGAATGCGATAAACGCTATCGCCATCCGCATCGGCGTCGGCCTCTATCTCCACCCGCTGCGCCTTATCCGCATCCTGATAGTAAGACACGACCTTGTTGTACTTGGTGCGGTCGTTGATATCAACTTTCAGCGTGCCGGTTTTAATTTGCGCAGGCGTCAAGATGATCGAACCGAGCGAAGCGCCGGAAGCCGAAAGACCAGAGCCGCGACGGGCAAACAGCAATCGCTTTTGCTTGACCGCAAACAGGGCGTTATGCCGATCTGCGAGCCGCCGCAGGAAATGAATATTGGTTTCGTCCTGCTGGCCTAACCACTCGTAACGATGCTCCGCCAACTCATCATCCACCGCAGGGGTCAATCCGCTCTCTCCAGCAATCTCGGCTAAGATATCCCCGAGTGTGGCCTTATCCCATGCCCGCTCCTGCCGTTCTTTCAGCTTGCCGCTACGCAGGTCCGCCGATTTGCCCGATATCGACATCTTATAGGGAAGACAATCGAGGCTGATTTTGTCCGCCGTAAACTGCCCTTTCGGCACAAGGTTGCTGCCATATCCCATCTTGACCGAGATAATGGCACCCTTACGCGGCAGGGCAAGGAAGTTCGGCGGACCGTCGTTCAGCTCGATATCGACCGTATCCGACTTCAGGCCCTCTTCATCGGTCACGGTGACGGAAATCAGACGTTCATAGAAATGACCTGCCATCGGCACGCCATCAACTGTAACTTCGACACGCGGTTGCATGGTCAATCCCATAGGCTAATCAATGGACGTTCCACGCTTACGCTTGGAATGTCGGGCATCACGATTTGCGTTCCGAGCGGCAGGATCGCGCCGAGGGCGGCAAGCCCCGGATTGGCGTCAAGGACTACCTCGACAACCCTCGCTGTCCGGCCATAGTGAGAGAGGCAAGCAAGATCGATCGTCTCGCCCTGCCGGGTCGCGTAAATGCTCGCCATGCCATCACCTAAAAAGTTCGGAGAGGAAAGAGCTTGCGCGGTCCATCACGCCGCCGGCATTTGCCGCCGCTTCCGCCCGGCTACGCTTAAGCGAGATCACATAGGCATTCCGCCGAGCGACACCGCTCGCATCGTGGAATGATTGATCTTCCTCGACAGATTGGACCGTAAACATGCCACGAATGACGCCCTGGATAGCATCCCCGCTGACAAGCATCATTTCCGTGCCGGCCAACTGCGCTGCAATGATGCCGTCGAGCTGCGATTGCCCGCCGAATTCTTCGGGAAACAGGACGCCTTGAATGGTAACTTCATCGGACGTTGGCCCGGTCCATTGCTGCGGATTGAGGGTTTGGCCGACAGGTATTTCCACCCAAGGCGTATTCACCTTGCGCTTGATACCCTGATAGCCGAAACCCAGCGCCTCGAAGGCGTAGCCCCCGAGCATCATCGATGTTACACCCGTCATGATCTACCTAAAATTGAGCGTTGGGGGTTGTGAATGTCGGAGAGTGCACCGGTTGAAGAGAAACCGAAAAGCGCGTGGCCGCAGCGAATTGCGATGGGGGTCGCGGTCGCTGCCGGCATATATGCCTATCAAAATTGGGACTCGGTTTCGGTCCAACTTTTTGGAGCGTCGGCCTATACCTGCACAAACATCGTCCCGCAGGTGGTGCAGATCTCAGAAAAGAACGGCTCGCCACTGCTGCCGAAAGTGATCGGCATCATCGAGGCGAAGCTGATCTCGGAGACTGATAGTCACATCGAATGCGCGGGCACTGCCATGCTCTCCACGGCGCAAAAGACCGCGATCAGCTATCGAGCGTACGAAGATGGTGGCCAGTGGTGGATAAAGTACGAAGCGAAAACAATAGGCATATTCTGATTGCCCAATTGAAGGAGAACATTATGGAGAAGAGAACATTTAGCGTTAGCATCGAGCCGACCGGGACGAACGAGAAGGGTGAAACTGCCTTTAACGTGTTCCTCGAAGGAGGCGGAGGTGCAGTTAGGAATGGGAGCAGGATAGACGCCATGTTGCTTGTTCTCGCAGCTCTTCAAAAGGAACTGGACATACCAGACGACCTTTGGGCCGCAACTAAAGCCGAGATAGCGAAACTGGGCTAACTTACGGCGCGGGGCCGGCGGAGACTTCCGGCCCTCATTTCCTCTAATCGCTGAATTGAGTATCTACGGCGTTTTTCACCACAGAGCCGAGCTGACCAACGGCAGCACTTGCCGCCGCTTGCGGATCAGAAACACCCGTAATCGAGATCGGAGCATGAACCGTCACGTTCGGCGGTTGCTGATTCACCACACGAACATCTTGCGTCCCGCTCGGCCTCACCATTTCGGCAATGGATGACGCATCGATGCGGGCGGTTATCAGGCCAAGGTCGTCCGCAGTCTTTCCGGGCAGCGTTTCCGTAGTTGATCCACCGAAGCCAGCCGCGCGGGCTGCACGGGCACTATCCATGGCAGATTGGGCATAGACGCCGGTCGGAGCGGAACCGTTTTCAGACGTGACAAACGACTTAAGATAGGACCCGAGGGCATGCAATGCGTCTTCTGGACCCGGCAACCAAGCCTTCCCCTGATTGTAAAGCGTATCGCCGGTATAGCTTTGCTTTCCAAACTCCCAAGCGCCCGCTCCCGCCATGCCGTAGATGCCGAGCCGCGCAAATCCTTTGAGCATGGCCGACCAGCCTGCAAGCAAGCCGGTAGCCGCACCGCCCGCCGCCGCGCCCGTTGCGGCGGTTGCCGCAACGCCGCCGACAGTCGCCGTCCCACCACCCACAAGCGCCGCTATAGCGCCAACGGTCTTGAGGGCACCTAACAGGGTACTAGCGCCGGACAGCAGAAACATCGCGCTCGCGAGCTTGCGAACCGTGCCGGCGAGGAAGGCAATGCCAGCCCCCCACATAACGAGCTTGAGACCATAGCCCGACATTTGCCCCAGGAACTGCGCAAGGGGATTTTCGCGAATTGCGTTCGTCAGTTCCCGAACGGATGCGCCCCATTCCCTCGCCTTCATGAAGAACCGGCCAAGGTTTTCGCCTGCGTTCGGATCGATCTTGCCAAGCATCAGGTCCCCAATGTCGTTGACCATTTCGCGGATGCCGCCATCGTATCCGAAGCCTTGTGCAAACCCTTTAGCGCCGACCTTGATCTGATCGAAGATCGTCGCCCGGCTACCAAGGGTATCCAAGACTTCACTGATTGCCTGCGCACCTTCACGGATCGAAGGCAACATGCTGTCACCAACTTCCCAAAAGATGTTCGATACCTTGTTGCCCAAAAGCTCGAGCGCATTGCCCGTGGTGCTGGCTCGCTGCTTATATTCGTTCATGGCGGAGCCGGCATACTTCGTACGGTTACTGACGCTTGCAAGCGCATCGTCCAGAAGCTTCACATTACCGAGCAGCGGAATGAACGCCTTGGCCTCGTCGCCGAAGAAATCCGACACGATGGATATCTGTTGATCCTTCGGAGCCTTGACGATGGCGGCGAGAACCTTTTTCAGCGCGCCGGGCGCATCCTTCTGCATTTCCTTGGCGATCTTGGGCAGGTCGAGACCGAGCTTCGCCGCCACTTCACGCTGACTCTTCTTTGCGGAAGCGCCTCGCGTGAGGGCCTTCGTGACGTTCTGCATGGCGGTCGCGGCCACTTCCGGCTCCGCGCCGGCTGCAATCATAGCACTGCCGATGCCGGCGACTTGCTCTTTGGTGAAACCGGCGATCTTGCCAAGGGCACCGACGCGCAGCATGAAATCCGTGATTTCGGACGCCTTGCTCGCCATGTTGTTCGACAAATGATTCATGACATCGGCGAGGTCGCCGGTTTCGGCAACCGTCAAACCGAACTGTGTTTTCAGCTTAGCCAGGCTAGAGCCGGCCTTTTCCGCCGTGATGTCGAAGGCGATGCCGACGCGCGAGGCCATTTCGGCAAAGCCCTGCAAATCCTCCGTTGCGATCCCGGATTCGCCGGCAGCGGCGAACAGAGCCGCAATGTTGTTTGCGGACATTGGGATTTCGCCCGACATGCGCCTGATGTTGCGGCGCATGTTCTCGAATTGCTCGTCCGTCGCTTCGACCACCTTTTTGACATCGGCAAAAGCAGACTCGAATTTGATGGCGCTCCCTGCCGTCGCGCTCAAACCCTCCCTAACGCCAAGATAGCCAGCTCCCAACGCGATAGCCTGCCCGATCATCCCACGCATCGGAGCGAACGCCGTCATCTGCTGGGAGCGCAATCCGTCCAGCGCCCGCGTGATATGCTTGGCGCGAGCGGTAACATCGTCAAGCAATGAAACGCGCAGGGTGCTTTGCTGTGTGGTCATAACGGTTCCTTCAGCACGTCCCGAAGGCTTCGCGCTGTTTCAAAGTAGGCCAATAGCTTTTCAGGGGGCCACCGCTCGATGACGTCGAGCGATGTGTGAGTGTAGCGGGCAACGAATACAGCGACTATTCGCCAGTCGTGTTCTTGGCTTCGTTTCCCAAGAGGTCCTTGGTTTTGGCAAGGATGATGCTGAAATCCTTAGCCTTGATCTTTTTGAAGGCGGGAAGCGGAGTATCCGAGATCGACGCCAGCACGGCGACGTTGCCGGAAAACTCGCCTTTGACGTGATCCGCCGCCATGAAGTCACCAACTTCGGCCTCACGGAACGTTAACTCGGTAATGGTCAGCTCGCCATGCTTTACCGGCGAAAGAAGGGTATGGGTGACAACTTCGGTCATGATAGCCTCGACAGAAATGGCCCGCGCGAAGCGGGCCGGATTGGATGGAATGATTTGAATGGGAGAATGTCGCTAGCGGCTAGAGCAGCAGCGCGTTGCGGATATCGCCGTACTGCGAGATGCCACCGACCTTGAAATCAAAGTCGTCCATCTCGTAGATTTCCTCGCCGTCGATTTCGAGCTTGTAGTAGTTCACGTCAACGGCATAGTCGTTCTCGGCAAGATCGCCGGTCTTCCAAGTGCCGTGATCGGGCTTGTACATCTTGCCGCGAATGGTGAGCACTGCGCTATGCGTGGTGCCGTCTTCATCGACATGCGCACCGGTAATCATGAACGGCGTATCCACGCCCGGCTTGAGACCGAAGAGCTTCAAAATCTGCGGGTCGAGACCCGGCATCTTGAACTTGAATTCCGGAGCCTCGTAGCCGAGATGGACCTTGCGGGCTTTGATCATGCCGGCGTTGCGCACGTCTTCGCGCTTGGCTTCCGGCACGGGCACGGTGATATCGCCGATCTGACCGAGCTTGCTCGTGCGGTCGGCCCACATCATGCAGTCGCGCAGGATGCGGCTAGGTAGGGTCTTTTCTGCCATGTCGGGCTTTCCTTGATCAAGCGGCGAGCGAGAGCGGGCCGGTTTCGATTGCGCCATTCACCTCGTCCAGCAGAAGCCGGTAGTAGAGAATGTTGCGATGGGTGGTGACGTGGATTTGTTCCATGAGGCCGACCGGCTCGAATTCCACGTCGAGGAAAAGCTTGCCATCGGCGAGCGTGGTCGGCTCATTGATATCGGACAGCCAGACGCGACCGCCGAGGATATCCTCATTGTTTTTGAAAACGCGAAGGGCGGCGTTGCCGTCTTCGATCATCATCTTGAGATTGGCCTTTGTGAACTTCCGATCCACATAGAGGAAATAGAGGTCTTCAAGCGCCTCGTTCACCATGTCGGCCGTCGCGCGCACGCTATCGAACTGCCAAAGCGGATCGTCCGTCGCCAGACGGCTACCCCACGTACGGAAGCCGCCGCGCTCGTTGATGATCGTGGCAACCTGCTTTTCGTTCAGATAGTTGCTGTCTTCCGGGTAAGCGATGGTGCGGGCGACACCATCGATCGTGCGAATGATCTTGTTCGATACCGAACCGGATACGCCTTCAGACGAAGCGACGACGCGAGCACGAATGCCGGCGAAGACGGCGGCGACAGGCTTTGTCACGGGAACGCCATTGACGTTCTTGATGGTCTTCGGATCGATGATGAGAATGCGACCGCCGTTGACCGTTCGGCGGAAACGAACGGCTTCCGCGTTCGTGGTATTCGGCCCGGAGATGTAAGCCCTCGCCCGGATTTTTGGGGTTATGACGTTCAGGGCGGAAATAAACGGATTGGCAACGTCTCCAACATTCGCCGTTGCCGCCGGCATCACCTTGCCCGCCTCGTTGCCGCCGCCGGTAAAGGTAATTTTCGGCGGCTCCGAGAGCTCCCTGCCCGGCTCGACCACTCGCACCGCGATCACCTTGCCGGCATCGGCGATGCTCGTGCCCATGATTGCCTCAAGCTTGGGCAAGACCTTTCCGGGATCGTTGCCACCGCCCGATGCCTCGACAATAGGCGCTTCCGTCAGCTTGGCCCCTTGCTCCGACATTGAAACGGACACAACGCCCGCCTCGATCCAAGCGCCGGTATTGCCCGCCGTGATGACAACGCGCGGATGATAGCCGGTAATCGCCTTGGCACGCAGCGCCGCATAAAGGCCGGTACGGGCAACGGCATCGCCGAGAAGATTGGCTTGCTGCGTCGCCGGGTCGGCGCTATCGGGCACGCGGTTGACGATGCACCAAGAACCGCCTTCACCGAAAACGGAAGTCACATCTTCCAACAGCGTGCCAGCGGCCCCGAGCGCCGCAGCCGCCCGTTCCGAGGTAATCAGTGTGGGATAGTTCAAGGGGAAGGCAGCAGGGTCGGCATTGGGTGCCGTGCCGTTGACGAAAGTAATGCCGTTGCGTTGGACACGCAGAAGAGACGGCGTTTCCGCGCTTTCGGCAAGTGTCACGCCATGCGCATAGGACAGGTCGGCCATGAAGGTCTCCATTGGAAATGACAGAAGATCGAGTGGAATTGCGCCGCCTGCGGTTTCAGATCGGCAGGGGCAAGCAGCCCGCCGTAGCGCGCCGGGCTGAATTATCGAATGTCGGCAGTGTGAAATTGGATGGTGTAAGAGCCGCGCCTATTGCCGCGCCGCCGCCGTCCACATTGCATCGATCGCCTCTGGCGAGAGATCGAAGGATGCGCCGATCTGCTCAAGCAACTGATCGGTGCGCGAGAACATGGTCGGATATTCCCAAGCATTGAGCGCCTTGGCTCGTGCCTTTGCGTCGGCAATGCCGTTGATTGCCGCCGTCACTTGGTCCGGCATGATATCGTTATCGATAAGCGCGTCTCGGAACTGGCGAGGCGTCAAACCGGGCATTGCCGCACGCTTTTCTTCAATGGTCATGTGATCGGCCGGGTTCACAATCCGATTGCCGTTCCATTTCATGCCGTAGACGCTACCGCCCGGACCGCGCGTGAAATCGCCGGCTTCCTCATGGCTGATACCGATGATCCGATAGCCCGCGATCTGCGAGTGTTCGGGGTTCGACTCCATCGAAACCACGTGGTCGCTATCATCGAGCGCCACGTAGAAATCAAAGGCTGGCAGCGACTTATAGAGATCGTGCCACTCGATATCGCCGGCATCGTAGAAGACATAGATTTGCGTTTTCCGGCCGTCGGGAAGCTCCACGGTTTCGACCCGTGGAGTGAGTTTTCCGAAATCGTGCATAGGATTCCTCAGAATGGGAAAGCGGCAAACCAACCGCGATTTGCAATGAAGAGCTGCGGCTGACGAGAGCCGAACCTGTATTGGTCGCGGTCTACGCGTTGTGCCATCGTCAGCACATAGCCGCCGTTGTTGATGACCGAGCCATTGGCCATAAGCACTTCGACGTAACCGGCCATCTGCGAGTTCGTGACCGCGTTGTTAACGTGAGCTTGGCCCCAATAATAAGAACGGTCCTCGATCCGCGTGTTCAAGTCACCGAGCTGCTGGGTTCCGATGGCGCCAGCACTAGAGATGTAAAAATGGATCTGCCCGCCTTGGTCCTGCCAGCACAGGCTACCATTGGCGTCTACGACCCATCTTCCACGCTTCACATTCCTGCGGTGTAGCCACAGGCCGATGTCTGCATTGCTCGCTGGAGATGCAAGCTCAACATCGCCGGTAAACATGTCGCCAGCCTTATTGGCCGGCGCGTAACCTAAAGCCGCCTGCTTTGTATCCAGGGTCGTTTGCAGGTTCGCGATGTCAGCGATGACATGCTTGTGCCCGGTATCCGTCTTTTGATTCAGCGCCGCTTGCATGGCGTTCGAGATCGGCTTTGCTGCATCCGACGTATTGTTGACGTTCCCGAGACCGAGAGCGGCAACTTGGGCAGTCGCGTTCGCGGCGGTGAATAAGGCTCGCCCCACGGTGCTCGCATCTGTCAAGTCCGCCGAAGTCAGCGTTACCGCACCCTGCCGCCCTGCCACGGACTGTACAACGTCGGTCGGCGTTCGCAGCTCCTGCCAATTCGCCAGCGTGGAAGCCGGCTCGGCTTGAAGGATGAAGCTCTTGTTGACATCGGTTCGGATGGCAACATCGCCCTTCTGCACCGCAAGAGCGAGCATGGCCGCTTGCGAGGCGACAACAAACGTGTCGGTGATTGCCGAGGCAGGCAATTGCGAGGTCGGAATTTTGCCTGCCCCGTCGAGCGAGGCATAGCCGTTAGCCGCTCCCTTGTTCGCGATGTTCTCCGGCACGAAGCCAAGACTTGCCTGCTTCCCCGCCAAGAGGGCATCCATGGTGGAAGATGAATAAGCATCTGCGATACCATAGCCCGCAAGGCTCCCCGGCTTACCGGCGATGTCGGCAAAATCAACAAAGCTCCACGTCATGGCCCCCGCCGCGCCGCCGGCAGTCAGCACCTTTTTCGAGCTGCCGATACCGGTTGACGGCACATGCAGGTTGCCGTCGCCGGTCGGATGGACGTAGTTATTGGCGCCGACCGCAACGCCATTCAGCTTTGTCTTGTCCGCTGCGGACATGAATCCGCTTGTCGCGGTCGTCACATCGGGATGCGCGCCAACACCCCCTGCCCCGACATGGGCAGCAGCGGCGAAGGCCGTCGATGCCTGCAAGGCGGCGGTGCCGAGCTGAAGCAGGTTGCGGGCGGCACCAGCGTCAGCGGCCGCGACGAAAGATCGGCCATAAGCCGAAGTCACGCCCTGATAGGAAGCAGCCCAAGCGGTCGAGAAATCCGAAAGATCATCGGTGACGAGCTGCAAGGCAGTTTTCGCCGCCGACGCATCCTCGGCCTTTACAATAGCGCGGCCAGTCGCGCCGCTATCGGAAAGATCGCTGGCGTTGAGGGTGATGACCCCGGTCTTTCCAGCGACCGACGAAACGGCGTTAAAGGTCGGCACGCGCTCCCACTTGTCCGGGCCACGCCGCAACTGATCGCCGGCAGCGACATCGCCCACATTGTCAGCGGCGACATTGCCGGGCGCGGAGACAACCCAAAAGTCGCCCCGGTTTCCCGACCCTGACGAGATGGCCGGCGTATTTGTTGCGGCATTATAGACGCCAAGAAAACTGCCATCGACGGGAAGAAAAGCGCCGGAAATCTTGCCATCGGGGCCGAGCGGCGCATAGCCGTCCGGCTTTCCCCTGCTGGCCCTGTCTTCCGCCACATACGAAAGCTTGTCCTGCTTGCCGTCCAAAAGGCGGAAGTTTTCGGCTTTCGTGTGGGCATCTCCGATGCCGTACCCGGCAAGGGTCGTCGGCTTATCGTCAATTTCCGACCAAGGATGCCGATGAGTATCGTATTCTTGCGCGCGGACATAGCGAACATCGCTATAGGCAAGGTCGAGCGACACCGAAATGTCGCCGCTCAATTCGCCGCCGCCCTTCAACCCCATTCCCGCCGTAACGGAACGGGTCTTCGGTACGGTCAAAGCCAGAAGCTCACGCAAGGCAGCTTCAACCGTCGTGGACGTGAGGCCACCACCGGCCTCGCGAAATACCCGGTCAGCCTGATAGTCGATATGCGAGGTCGCCGAGATAATCCAATTGGTGCGGATCGGATCACCCGCGCCAAAGGTCCGTTCAATATCGACTGCAAGCGTTCCTGTGTCGCGGTTGTAGGAGATCAATCGGCCCAACATGACACCATAAGGCGCGTCACGCGTTACCAAGGCCAGATAGGCGGCAGGCGAATAGCGGCGCTTGTTCGCGGAGCTGATGCCGATCGTCATAGGACCGGTCTTAACCTCCACCGCCGACTTGCTCTCCGCGATAAAGACGGCCCCGAGCTGCAAGTCTTCCTGCAACTGCGCTATGAGCGGTGAAACGGCTTCATCGATCCGCTTCAACCCGTTTTCTTGCAGTTCGCGGACTGCCGCTCTCCAATCCTTTTCGATTTCCTCTTGCCCATGCAGACGCAAGTCGAGGTCTTCGTAGCGACGATTCCAGTAATCAGGATCGCCGAGATCATCGCCGATCTTGATTTGATATTGATCCAGTCGGCGCATGACCGGTCACTCCTGCGTTTCGGTAATTTCCTCAAACGAGGTAATCTCGCTCTTGATCTGCTCGGCGAGAGCACCCTTGATGGTGCCGCCCTTGCTGGGTCGGATTGTCAGCCCGGCCACTTTCACGACGGTTGCGACTTGGACGCGATAGTCCGCGTCCGGCTTGAAGGCCGGCGTAGATTTGACAGGCATGTTTCGTCTCCGGGAAATTTAGAGCGCTACGTCAACGCGCTCTTCGACATGGAAGGGCACGAGGGCATTGTTGGTCGTGCCCTCGATCTGGATTTTGTAAGCGTTGATTGCGGGCGTTGCGGTAAAACTGTAGGTGCGGCGGAAGCGACCGGGTTCAATTGGCTCGTCAACGAAACCGCTGCTCGCGATCAGCGTATTGTCATCCTTGCGAAGACTGACCTTCATCGTGTGCCGGTCGGCTTCGAACTTGGCGACAATGAGCTGAACCGTGATCGTGGTTGCCGATGTCGCCAGCGTCCGGCGCGTCGAAATGTGCTTGAACGTGGTCCGTTGACGCCAGATGCGAATACGGCTGCTCGGTATCTCCAAGGCAGGCGCAACCGCGTTCGTACCGGTCATGACGACGCGGTGACGCAAGAGCGGCGGCAAGCCGACCAGCAGATTGGGCGTCAGCACATTCAACGGTTTCCACGCGCCATTAATCATCACCTGATGTTCAATGGCGCACGACTTCGGCCTGATCGTTCCGGCAAGAATATCGATGGAAGCAATGCCACCCGAGAGAGTCAGTGCCGCCAATTCGATTTCGACGCGAGATGCCTTGAAGACCAGATATTCCATCTGGAAATAAAGGTCGCGCGTGAGGTCGCCCTGATAATACGCGCCGTCCGTCGAGTAGAACAGCGTGCCTTGCGCGTACTTGTTGCTATCGACCACGGCGACCTTGTGGTTGCCAAGCGTGGTAATGATCAGCGAATAGCGCTGGCCGGCTTCGAGGAACACGGGCGGAATGGCGACGTAGGTATCGTTCGGCGCGACCTTGATGCTGGCATAGGGAATGGTGACATGCGTCACAAGGTGCGCCGGGTCCGGCGAGCCACTGGCCGTCGTATAGCCGATGGAGATATGCACGTCGCCATCCGCGCCCTTTTCCGTAAACCGGAGCTTGAGGCCGGAAAGCCAACCATCCTGCGAATTGAGGATGGTTTGTGCGATCTGCGCACCGGATACCGTCCTGTCCGTGACCTGCGCAACCCAATAGTTATCCTCCCAAGTATCCTCCCAAAACTGCTGAACGCGAAGGAGGGTGTGCGCATTGAGCGGGTCCCACCACGACTGACCATAGACGTTATCGAGGATCTGCGTGCCCGTGACGAGGAAGGTTTCGCCGTTCTTCCTGAATGTGTTGGTGGCGCTGTCGTAGACGCCGTCGGCCCACCACTGCGAATTGTTGCAGACGTTATAGGCCGGTCCGTAGCGCATGCGCGAGCGGGCGACCGACAACTGTTTCATCTCGTGGGTTTGGAAACCGTATTGCGCGATGGCAACCGAGCCATCAATCGCACCCGCCGACGACGCCAACCGGATTTCTCTGCCAGAGATCGCCGGCAGCAGCAGCCCGTTGCCCGGCAGATAGGCGCTCAGATCGAGAGGGTTATAGAGCGAAATCTGCGTTTCGTTCCGCGCCTCATGAGCAAAGCGCACACCCTCTTCGACAAGGCAAAGCAGGTCGAGGTTTTCGTTGTCGGTCTCGTTGGCGGTAAGAAAGCGATCCGATGCCCAATCCGACGCGTCGTCGGGTATCTCCAGCTTCTCTTTCAGGCGCGCAATATCGCGCATCACGTTGATCAGCTCGCCCGAGCCGGCCATGCCCGCCATGCCCTTTTTGAGCGCGGTGATATCGCTGGCAATCGTGTTGATGCGCGGTTCGATCTGATCGCGCCAGACTTCCAGCGACCGGATGCGCTTATCGTTGCGGGTGACAGATGGCAGGGCGTTGGCACCTTCCATCGCAATCGCTTCGATACCGGTCGTGTTCAGCGTGACCCAGGCAATGACGATAAGCGACTGATCGACCACCGGGCGCGGAAGCGTGGCGCTTTCCTGCCCCGGAACGAGGTCGAGCTTCGCAGCCCGACGACGCTCGACCACGAGCATGCGGGGTTCCGTTGTGTCGCTTTCCAGATCAACGAGGAAATCGCGCGTCTCGGTTCGGCTGTCTTCCTCCTGCCCATAGGCAATGACGGCAACGAGCCGCTTCGTTGCGGACGGCAAAATCGAAACGATATTGCGGGTAGACGCCTGTTCCATTTCGAAGACCGCGCCGTCCGGCCGATAGATGCGGCCGGCCGCGATCTGCAATTCCGTGGCGCTGTTCTTCGTGACGACGAAACCGGCATAACCGGGCGCGTCCGCCGTCACAGCATCCTTTACGAGCGTGTCGAAGGTCGCCCGTGCGGAGCCTTGGATATTGTTGAGATCGCTATGGCGCGCTTCCATGCGATCCTGAAACGGTACTGTTTTAAGCATAATCAGCTCCTGAGTAGACGGCCGGCGACAAAGGGCGTGCCAGCGACAATGAGCTGACCCGCCTGCGGGCTGCGGAATGTTTTGGTGTTGATGAGGATGGTGTCTCGCGCCGATTTCGCGGCGCGAAGTGCACGCAGGGTTTCCCGATATTTCTCGCCATCCGAGGCGGCGAAGAACTTGCCGAAATAGCCGCCGATGGCAAAGGCGCGGCGGGGCCGGATCGATGGCGCATGCACCACGAGTTCGGCCGTGAATGGCGCGACCCCAAACCGGCTGACGCCCAAATAGGAAGCTCCCCTGCGGCGCGGCACCATTTCCGGGTCCCAAATCACAATCCGTTCGAAGACGCGCGTCTCGGAACCCATGTTTGACCAGTAACGGCGGTGCAGCGGTCGCCCGAAGAACGCGGCCCTCCCCGCCTCTGCTCTGCCATACCGCGCCTCCGGCTGGACCGTTGCCGGACGCATCCCATAGCGGATGACCGAGGGCGAGCCGTCCGCACGACGATAGGCGGCGACAGACCGATTGTGATCGAGCGTCACCCAAAACCGAAGGCTCCCGCCGAGATAGCTAACGGAGCGCCGACGCTTCCGCCGCAGCAAGGCCCGTTCGTACATCGCATAGCCAAGGCCCGGAATGATATCCGTCACCTCTTCGACATTGATCGGCTGTTCTAGCCCGCCCTCGAAGAAAGTGATGCGTGGACGCATACGCTCCACTGCCTTGCTATCGGCAACGAAGGAAGCGCCCAAGGCGGAGTAAGATCGTGCCGATAGGAATAGGCGTTTGCCGGCGCTAGACCGCACAGCACGGGTGTAGATACGGATTTGCGGCATGCGGTCGGCGAGCGCCGCACGCTGCTCTTCCGACATGCCCCCCGAAAGGAAGAACGTACCGGGTGGCCGGATTGCACGAATAATCTCGCTGCCGACGATCCCGGCATAGGCTTCAAGGCCGGCAAGCGTGCCCTTGATCCGATGATGATAGATGGCATCCGCGATTACGCGGCGCTGATGATGCACCGGCCATTTTGGATTCCAGATATCGACCGAATGAGCATGAGCAAGGACAGGCAGAAAGTGAACGGGCGTGCGCATCGGGTCGAGATAGGCTTGCCAGTCGATACCGATTGCGTCGGTTCGTTCTCCGACCGCCGCAAGCGCCTTTTCCATCGGCTCAGAGCTTTGCGGCAGCAAATGAGTTTCCACCGGGATCACATCAGCACCCGATAAGTCAGATTGATGTCTGTCAGGTACGGCGCGATGTTTGCCCGTGCTGGCAGGTCAGCAACCAATGCAGGCTCAATGCGCATGACGTTCGGCACGTAAGCCGCAGCTAGAAGAGCCGAAGCCGGAACCTCCGCCCCGATGTGGTATCGAGCAGCGCCGAAGGCTTTGACGCTTTTGACCGCGGCATCCACGACCTGCGCAGGGTCCGGGCCGCGCGGCACGACAAGTGTTGCCGAAAGGGCATAGCGCTCGATCTGCGCGGCCGAAACTGTCACATCGTCAGTCAATGGCCGAACTTGTTTGGCATCGAGCGCCTTGGCGACCGAGAACACGGCATCCAAGGGAGCCGGCGACCCGCCAGCGCCGAGCAGATAGACAAGGACTTTGCCAGCGCCGCCGTTCACAACTCTGATGTCATGAGCCTGCGGCCAAGCCTTCAGAGCAGCGGCAAGATAACCGTCTTCCGACCCGGCCGCAGGAGCGTCGAAGCTCGCCAGATAGCGACGCAACAAAGCATCATCGTCTTCCCGAAAGATCACGTTGCCGCGCTCGTCCAGGGAAACAATGCGGACAACGTTCGCACGCGAAACCGCATTCTCCAGATCGGCACCCTTCGCGAAGGCGGGCAAGACCGAGCGGATACCGTCGTTCACCCGCGAGCGCATCAGCACTTCGCGAAACGCATGCACTTCCTGATCGATCTTGATGGGATCGGTTTCTAGGTCGCCAACGTCATAGTCGAAACCTGCTTGCTCAGCCCGCTTGTCGAAGTCCGCCATGCGGCTCGCAAGGATCGCCTCGAAATCGATCTTTTCGATTGCATCGGGTTCCGGCAGTCGGGAAACGTCGATGATATCAGGCGTGTGAATTGCCATACTCAGGCCCCGCTATAGATGACGCGGATGCTTGCGCTCTCCGAAATGGAGTAGTCGCCGCGATGGCCGCGTGGGTAATAGGTTCCGAAGATTTCGAGGGTGATTGAGCCGTCCGCTTCCGCCCGCGTGACCCCGCCCGCCGACATGCGATAGCGAGGCTCCCATTCGAGAATTGCGCGCGCCGCTGCGGAGTAAACAGCGAGGATATTGCGGCGGGTCATCTTGCCGTCGATCAAGTCCGGTAGGTCACTGCCGAAGTTTCGGCGCATGACCCGCGACCGTTTCGGCGTCGTCAGTATTTTGCGCACAGACTGTTCGACGTGGCCCCAATTGCTGAGCGACTTGCCGCTTGCGACGCTTACTCCCGCTGAATCCGGCATGGTCCAAACCTCTTTTCTTTTGACAAAGAACGCAGTGTCGCCAATCGGCCCGCGACAGGTTCAAGAGACATTTGCTAAAGCTGTGATAGAGTGACGCCCTCATAAGGAGGGACACATGGTTGCATTCTTCATTCCGTTAGCCGAGAACGCCGAACAGGCAGAACAGGTTTACGAGGCAACACGTAGAAACGTTGGTGCCCCAGCCGGCGGCCCCCGCATTAGGGCGCTGTCGTGGCATCACGACGGTCACTCCAATCACTGCGAAGTTGGAGGGCGGCTTCCCGCTTACTACGGGACAGGCGAGGAACCGGTCATCGCGATTTTCGATGCTGGGAACCTCTATTACATCTGTACGCCAACACGCGGCGTTGCGACCGGAGGGCCGGTCATGGCAGGAAAAGATTTCCGAACGAACGCGTGGACGTTCGATCCTTAATCACTTGCGAAGACGCTGGACGAGCCTTCGACAATAGGCCAAAGGCCCTTTGACGAGCCGGCCCCGACATCGACCCTATCCCCAATGCGGGCGACTTTCTTGCCGCCCTCGCCGCCAAGCTGAACGTTTGGCGAATGAACAATGACGTTTGCACCCGTAACCTTCACCAGATCGGCCGATGCTTCCACGACGGTATCGCCGATCTTGATGTGTAGCGGCATATCCTTGTTCTCGCGAGCATTCGCATCGCTGTAGGTGGAGAAATCTATCTGCGCATCCGCCATGTCTCCGCTTTCGGACACGACATCGACTTGCTCTCCCTTCTGATAGATCACATCCACCTTGACGCCACCAGCCGCGAGTGTCCGCGCTTTGATCCAAGGCGAAAGGTAGGGCTTGCCATTCTGATCGGACAGCTTGACCCGATACTTGCTTTTGTCGTCACTGATTTCTGCGATCGTCCCTTTCCGGCGGCGATTGCGGTTGCGGCGCTCAAGCTCGGCAATGCGGTGCATCATGTCCGAAAGCTGTTCAACGAGGCCCGTCATCGCGTCACCTCGAATGCAGGCGTCATCAACATGGCGTCGGCTTCGCTGTAGATCATGCCGTAGCGCCGCATGGCGGTTTGCAGCTCTTCCGCATCGCCCGAAATCTGCGCGCGCATGAGGGCGACATTCTTCGCCATGTCCGGCGCTCCGGGAATTAGATCAGCCTCGCACTTGGCGAAAAATCGCGCCAAGGGCGAAGCAGGGGCGAGAGGCATGCCGCGAATGGGATCGGCGATCACTTCGGCGGTCAGCTTCATTCTATGGGCAGCGAGCCGCGTTCCGTTCGCATCGGCGCTGATACGATCTCGCTCCGCAGAAATGAGGCGAAGACTGAGGGACCGGAATAGCTCCGACCATTCGTTATCAGGGTCCGCAAGAACATCGCTAATCTGCCGCATCGTGATATCAAGCTGAAACTCGAAATTCGCGTCCGTCGCAGGTAGCCCCTCATATATGACGCTTTCATCCGTCTCCGGGTCCGTCGCTACATGCGGCGAAGCGATGCCGGCCTCAAAGATAATATCGACATTCCCGTTCTTATTGAACGCACGCAGGTCTAGCCCATCGGTCGCCTTGGACGCCCCGACATAAACAGAAATAAACGGCTTTTCTTTCGGGGTGCGCAGAGCGCCGTCCGCGCCAACGTCGAGAGTGCCAATCTCGCTATCGAGCACATTTTCGCCGACCATCGTTCGGCCTTTCAGTGCTTGGACGGCGGCGATGCGGATTGCAATGCAGGCAAGAGACATGCGTCACACTCACTTTTCGCGAAGAACGGCGACAATCAGATTGCTATAGCGGTCGCTAATGGTGCTGATTTCCCAAACGGGTTCGCCAATGCGATCTATCGCACGAACGGCATCGCCGGGTTGAAGTCTTGGGCCGTCATAGGAACTGCGATCTAGGAAAAGCTCCGCCTCCCCCGCCGCAAGCCGGCTGCGAAACGCTCCGGTCTGCCCGACGCCTATCGGCTTTGAATCGTCGCCACCCTCACAAAGAGCTTCGCAGCGAACGATGATCTGCGGGCGCTCCGGGTCCGACTTCCCTCCCTTCATGAAGGAAAGCCGCACCCGCTCGCCAAAAGCGCCGCCAATCTTGCGATCAACGGCAGCTTCCAGTTTTCGCCAATCCACCATCCTACTGGTGCAACAGCACATCGCCAAAGGCGGACGGATTGGCGGCGCTGCCGGCGGAATAGCCGATCTTGACCTTGCCACCCGTGCCATCCGTGGTGACAAGACCAGCGTCCCAATAGAGCGGCACCCCTTCAGCCCATGCCTGGGCTTCGACCTTGGGAAGTTCAAAAACGCCTTTGCGGGCAAGGTTGACCTGCTCGTCCTTCAAGGCGGAATGCGCAGCAACGCCGAAGAGCTTGCCTATAAGCACGCCCTCGCCCGACTTCACATCGGCGGACGCGGTCAATGGGAGGGTGTCGCCGGGCTGAATATAATTTTTCATGGTGATCGTTCCTTGTGAACAACGAAGACGTGAGGCGGACCCGAAGGACCGCCCCTGTTTCGCGATGCCGGATTAGGCCGGCTTGCCGGGATTGTGATAGCCAAAGCGGAAGTCGGTCGCGCCGCAGCCGAAGTCATGTTCTACCGACATGCTGAAGCCCTGCCGGCCAAACGGCTCGTCCATGCGAACGCGCGGCGCTTCGTAACCATCCAGGTAGCCCCAACGGTAATTGGAACCGGACGCGGGATCGGCAAACAAGTCCCAACCCGGCCCCTCGATCTGCGAAGTTTCGACAAGCTCGAACTTGCCCGAGAAAATGTTGACCGTTGAAACCGTCGCCGGGGTTATAGAGGCCAGCAGCTTCTCCGCGTTCGTGAGCTGATCAGGACCGACAAGCATAATGCGCGCCGGGTTCGCCAGCATCGGCCTGTCATCGATAGTCTTCTGTTTGCTCATGGCCTTGCGGCCCTCGCCGACGCTATCCACGGAGATCGCCGAGGCAGTGCCAAGATTGCCGTGATCGGCGTGGAAGACAGGCTTTCCATCGGCCAATTTGCCATTGTAGGCGTCGGCATAGAAGGTGACTTCCTCGAAGAGCGCGACCGAGGAACCGTAGCTCGTCAAAAGATCGGCGATGGCGCCGAGATCGTCGTTGATGAGCATAGGACGGCTGATGTTGAGCGCGATGGCATAGCTGAATACGCGCACCGATTCCTTGCCCTCGCCGAACGAGCCATATTTGATTTCGCCGTTCTCCAGCACCTTTTTCAGCAACGGGAAGTCGCCGACCCGGACAACAGTATCCGGGCGGAAGTCGCGGAAGTTTTTCTTTCGTGCAAACTTGCGGAATGTCGGCTGCGCGAGCGCGTAACGCTGCTCAAGCGTGCGGTTCACAGCACCTTCGAAGATTGCCGGGAAGTCGGAGGTTGCGTGCGACGCGCGCGTGAAAATGTCGTCGATGTCGCGGGCGTTCAGCATGCGGCGACCACGGAAATTGACGCTATCCGCAGCGATATCGATAAGCCCTTGCCCCGTGAATTGTCGGGCGGCAGCAGATGGACCGTCCTTCGGCATGGGAGCGCCCAGTCCGTAAGACAGCGCTTCGATACGGGCCGAGCGGATCGTTTCGCTTTGATCCTGCCCGACCTGCGCCCGAACATGACTGTCAGTTTTGACCGACTGGTCCTTATCGAACAGCTTTTCGAACAGTGCCGAGCGGAACGCCTCAACCGATGTTCCGGCACGGATATGCTCACGACCGAAGTCAGCCACGCCAGCGCGGGCCGCAAGTTCGTCAATCGTCGCCGAACGCGTGCGCTCGGCGAGGATACCTTGCTGCTCGGCATCGATATTTTGATTGTTCGGCGGCGTGACTGGCGCACTGCGCGCGGCGTTTTCGAGCGTGGTAATCTCACTGCGGACCTGCTCGATTTCGGCAAGTATGCCGGCATGGTCTTGCTCGATAGCCCGAGCGGCCTCGCTCGACAGACCGTCCACTAGCTCGCCCCGCTTTTTCTCGGCACGGCTGGTCAGGTCGGTCAACTTGCTGCGCAACGCCAGTATCGCTGGCGACGCTTGAAGCATGTGGCCCAAGCCGCCGCCCTGCAAAATGGCGTCGTGACCGATCAGCGTCGAGGCGTGGGAGGGATCAGCGGAAATGATGACGAAGGCGAGGCCGAAGCAAAGAATTGCGGCGACGGTCGCGAAAACATATGCAGCCTTTTTCATGGCGTGCGGTTCCTTTTGAATAGTACCGGGCAAAACAAGCGCCGTCGCCCTGCGTCCCGGCGGAGCGCAGGCGGCGAACTCTGAAACAGAGGATTTAGATTAGGCCAGGCGAAGCGCGGCTTCGGCCATGCGCATGCGAGCGGCGCGGATCAGATGGCTATCCGGCTCGCCGACAAGCAAGGGAAAGGTTGCCTCGCTTGCGCGAACCTGCGCGCCGGGATCGGCGGGCACCGTCACAAAAGAAACTTCGTTCGGCGTCCAGCGCTCCACGAAAATCTTTTCAACGTCGCCCTTCTTCTGCGCTTCCTCGATACGGATTTTGTCGATGGAATAGCCAACCGACACATTCTTGATGATCTTGTCGGAGACCAGACCGAACATGCGATCAGCGGCGGCATCAATGCCCGGCTTCGGAAACCGTATCATGCACATGCCCTCGCCACCCTCGACCCAAGCCCGCTCCACGACGGCAACCTGCGAAAAGGTTGACCACCGGGAATGGCTGTCCAGCACGGGAGCGCCGGCATTCATGCGAGAGAGATCGAGCGCCCTTTCGCTGACGACAAGAATTTCGTCAAACGGCACGGCTGTATCCCAACCCGTGTAACGGAGGCGGCGGACAGCCGCCCCGGTGGTAAACGCCAGCGTCACGGTGCGCGCATCAGTGTCGATAGAGCTGTTAAGAGCCTCTCCGCGAAACTGCATCGGCAGGCTAGCGGGTGCCTTTCGGACTTCAAGTCTCGTCATCGTCTTGGCTCTCTTCCGTCTTGTCGGGGGGATCATCATCCCATCCCTGTTGCAACTGCCCGGCCTGCGAAACGCGGCGGGCGTCCGTGTCAAAAACAAGCCCTAGCTTGTCTATTTTCCGCTGGAATTCTGCTATCTCGGCAATCACCTCGTCGGGGTCTTCGCCGGACTCGGCAATGACGGAAGCGTGCGACCGGAAACCGGCACGCACTTCCTTAACCTTAGCGTTGGTGTCTTTCAGCGGGTCAGCCGAATAGAACCGAGGCGGCGACCATTTCACCGGAACCTTCGGCGACTTGATCAGGCCAGCGAGATAGGCCGCTTCGCAAAACCAATCCCAAATTGGCTGCAACAGCATCGGAATGATGAACTTCCATTGCAGCTCTGAGATAATTCGTTTGAAGGTCTCAATGCCGATCTTGCCCGACGAATAGTTTACCTTGTCCAGTCGGCCCGTCAGGATGAAGTAAGGCATGCGCCAACCGGCTGCGATGGTGTGCAGCATCGACACCTTGTAAGGGTCGTATCCGCCGGTTGCCGCAGGCTGCGAAAAGTCGAGCCGCCTGCCACCCACCGCATTATAAAATGTTCCCGGCTCGAACTTTTCGACACGCTCGCCACGCGCGTTGTAGACGCCCGGCTGCAACGCCTTGCCCGTGCCGTCATCCATCGGCGTGCCGAGCATGTCTTGTTCTTCGCCGCCGCTCATCACGCCGACAAGGCAAGATTCAAGGCGCTTTCGAACAAGCTCCGATTCCTCGTACTTGGCGAGGTCGTGCATATCGTCCATCGCCGGCACGCCCCAAGGCGTACCGCGAACCTGCGTCCGTTGCTTTTCGAAGACATGGGCGATTTCCGAGGCGGGAACCGGCTTCGATACCACTGACGACAGCGGGTCGAAGAAGCTATTGCCGGGATGCGAGCCGAACATCCAATAGGCTCGCTTGCGCCCGATGGCGTCAAACTCAAGCCCTTGGATAACCTTGCCGCCACCGGCAAGAACGCCTTCCTTCGTGGTGTCGATCAGATCGGTTTCTATGACCTGCAATTGCAGGGGAACCGGCAAGCCATCCTCAAGCCGGCGACGGCGGCGGCGCACCAAACCATCGCCCGACTCGAACATGCCGCGCACGGCTAGCGATTGGAGGCCGTAGAAATCTAGGTCGCCATCCGCATCGCAAACCTTGCTCCATTCGTCAAAAAGCTCGTTGACTTTTTTGTCTTTAGAGCGCGGCACAATCCCGTCGCCAATCGCATGGGAGACAAGTTGCGCGACAGCATGCGCCGCGTAAGGATTATTCCGCACGAGATCGCGCATGCGGTCCCGAAGCGTCCGACCGGCGCGGGATATTTCCGCGTCCGCCGATGTCGAGCGTGCGCGCCTGCCGGATTTCATGCGACTTGTGTCGGCTGCGGCATAGCCGCGTGACATGATGTCCATCGCGGCACGATGCTTGATGCGCCGAAGGCCAGCTTCCGGCGCAAAATAGCCAATGGTCCGGTCGATCAGATTGGCAACACTCATCAGTCGAGCGCCGCGCGAATGATCGGTGCACGGGTCGAGCGACTGGCCTTCAATGCCGAGAGAGCTTCCCGCATCTCTTTCAAAGAGTGATACTCCACTTCACGGCGGGTACCGCCGGAGTGAAAAATCACCTTCCTCGCGCCCATCGCAATGGCGTCTTCAAGGGCGGTGATCTGATCGTCTTTCGTAGCCATCGCTATAACCACTCCGATGTTGCTATTTTCTGTACCTGCGAGGGTGAAGGCGCTTGCGGCGGCGTGGATAGCTCGCCCTCACGATGCGCCCAATTGGGATTGACCATTTGCCGGGCGGCAAAGGCATAGACGGTGCAGTCAAGCGCCTCGTGGCGGCGACCGGGCACCGGTACGAATTGGCGGCTCGATTGCCCGCGCACATAGCGGACCACCATCTGCTCGCCCGTGACCTGCTCATACCAAACATCCGGCAAGTCCTTCGAAAAGCGCATGGACTTCGGGCGAGCGAGGCGACCGAATATGTTGCTCTTGATGCTTTCGACACCGACGATGAAGAGACGCCCGCCCTTTACCGTCGTCTTCGAACGCTCGATCCAAGGCCGGTTTCCCGCAGCTCCCTTGATGGCGAAGATGCGACGATTGAAGCGAGGGAAGGCATAGCGATAGACCGTTTCCATGGTCTCGCCGTCCGAACTGTCCACGCAAACGGCATCGACCTTGATCACTCCGCCGAGCGGGTGCTTCCACCGGGCAGACAGTGCAAGGTCGAGTTCGGTCCATGTCGAATGATCGTCATAGCGGCCCCAAATCACGGTATGCCCGAGAATGTAGGGGATGCCCGCCTTATCCCAACCCACGAAGGTCGCTTCTAGTCGATCATCCTGCACGTCAACGCCGACGGTGATAATGAGAACGTCGAGAGGGATATTCTCAAGCCCAAAATCTTCGGCGCGTGTCGCAAGCTCAATATCGTCCAGTTCGTCGCTTTCATCCTCCCATCCTTCGGCGAGGATCGTATTCACGAAGGTTTGCAGCGTCGAAGGGTCATTCTTTACGGTGACAAACTCTCGCGCCAAGCGGCCCCAGGATGCATTCGGCAGAAGTGAAATCAGGGCATTCATGCGAAAGCCGGCATGATCCTTGACTTCCGGTCGCAGTGCTCGCCACCGTCCGGCGGCGACCATCGCCGGTTTGTGTCGCTCATCTATGGCGCAACCGCATTCCGGGCACACATAGTAAGCCTTCTCCGGCTCGCCCTCGGGCCAATGAATGTCGCTCCATTTCAGTTCGTGAAAGTGGCCGCACTCCGGGCAAGGCAATTCGTAAATGCGCTTGTCCGATTGCTCGTAGGCCCGCAAGACATGGCTTGTCGCCTTGTAGACCGGCGTGGACCCCATGACGATCTTGCGGTCTGCGAACGAGAGCGTACGTCGCTCGGCAAGCAAGATCGGCGAGCCCTCTTTCGTCGCATCCATGCCGTCCGCTTCGTCAATGAAGAGGATGCGGACGTTGTGGCGACGAAGATTTCGCGGTGCCTTTGCCGCGATGACCTTGAGGAAGCCTCCGGGAAACCGCCGAGCCAAGAGCGTGTTGCGACCGCCTTCGTCGGTATCTCCCGTCAGCAAGCCTCGCAAAGAAGGCGAAGCGTCAAAGATCGGCTCGACATCGGAAACCATATAGTCGCGGCAGTCGGCTTCTGTTGGCAGAAGCGATAGGATGGGCGACGGGTCGTTGTAGCAGAAACTTGCCAGGGCGCTCGTCAACAACGTGGTGAAGCCAACGCGAACCGGCTTCACCAGCGTCACCCGTTCGATTGCAGCGCTACCGATGGCATCCGCAATCTCGACCTGCGGCGGCCAAAGCCGGACCATCCCCGTGAGCGATGACACGCCTTCGGGCAGATAAACAGTCTTTTCAATCCACTCCGACAGCTTCAATTTGGGAGGCGGTAGCAGACTGTCCCACAACGCTCGCCGCAATGTCGTCAGAGCTGATTCCATTGTCTTCGTCACCGAGTCCGGTAAGCGCCGATCTGATTTCGCGGTCGATCAGATCAACGTCGTAAGTGGTGAGGTGTGGAAGAAGCTGGCGGCAACGCGAGGGAACCGAAAGCATGCCATTGCGAATGCGACGGCCGAGCGAAGTCCATTCGTGCCGCACGTCAGCAATCGCGATCAGTTCCCGACGAAGCGCCGCGTTCTTCAGCGCGGTTTGGTCGGCCTGCTCTCTAGCCAAGCGCGTGCGCTCCACTGTCAACACGTCGGAACCGTCGCCGGTTCGACCGGCAGCGACCATCCGAAGGTGCTCGCAGTAGAGCTGAACCGACCGAGCCATGTCGAAGCGATTCCGTTCTGTCTTCACCACGATTCCACGCTCGACAAAATCGGAGATCGCTCGCTTTGAAACACCGAGCAAATCCGCCAACTCCGAAGCCGTGATTTCGCCGTCGTCAGCGTCCGTCGTCTCGCCTTCTGATGCTTCAGACTGCTCCAACAGCACGGTTTGGTCCGCCGCTGCCTGTTTCTTGTGCGCCTTGGCCGCATAACTTGGGCTAACATCGAATTTTTCCGCCGCATCGCGAACGGAATGGCCCTCGTCTAGGTAGGCGATGACCTGCAAGCGAAGTTCTTCGGGGTAGCTCTTTGCCATGTGATTCCGATTCCACCGAAAGAGCGGCGGAATCCCCTTATGATTTTTTTCACAGAGCGAAATCCCGCAGTCGCGCGCACCCGCTAATCGGCCTCTTTCGGGGGAAGGACCCGACCGAGGGGGGCCGGGAGGCCGGCGGCGATGAGGGGTCGAAGGCCCGGCCAGTCACGGCACGAGCTTGTTCAACGCGACTTCGACCCGCTCTTTGAGCAGCGGTGCAGCGACACGATGGAAGGCAGCAGAGGTTGCGCCCCTGGTCATTTCCCTTGGAATGAACACGCCCGACCGGGCAAAGGTGATCTTTGAGCCTGATCGGTTCAACCGGTAGAAGACGTGTCCGTTGAAGTGAGGCACGCTTATGCGGTCGGGAAACAAGCCGCCGCGCATAAACGAACCCGGATAGAGCGTCGGCTTTCCGAATGGCCTCGCCACGACACCCGAAGGGGTTTCCTTGGGGCGAAGATATTTCAGACGGATGTTTCCGCCTCGCGTCACCATATCGTAGTGCAGCTTGCCGGGATGCGCGGCCGATGGCGTCCCTATCGCCTTGACGACGGTCGCGCGCGGCAAGCCTGTCTGTTTTGTCAGCTCGCGAATGACAACGGTCTTGGCTCGACTGCCGACCTGATTGACGATACGCGGCAAGACCTTCGGGAAGCGGTCTTTCAGCTCCCCGATGCGTTTGCCGTGTTCCGAAAGGTTGCGGTCAACCCATCGCATGGATATCGCGGTCATCAGCAAGCCCTACCTGTGGAATGCAGAAAAGGCGATCCGCTGGACCGCCTTCGATACGATGATGATTTTGGCAATGCAGTAGCACCGGCCTTGAGTCGCTGCTCTCCGCTGAGAGGGACAAGGCAGGGTCTACCCGGCTAAACAGCGTGGAAGCTTTTCGCTCCGCTCGCCTGCCCCGAAGGTGGCGCGCTTGCACATGGACGGTAGATCATCCTGCCCTCTGACTCTCACAACTTTTCCAAGAACGCAAGAGGGGCCTCAATGAGATGTTCCTTGCCGAAAAGCTCCATCTTGATCACTGCCCCCGTCGCCACTCGCTGGCCGTCTATCGTCCGATCCTTGCGCATCTTGCAGATGGTCCCGTTGAACTTTGCGAAGGGTCCGAAGGCAAATCGAACAGTCATCCCGCGCTTAAACGCCATACAGTGTTCCGCGTCGGGCGCTTCATCGAACGCTTTGAATCTTTGCACTTCCTGATCGGATACACGATGCGGCGACACCATCCCGCCGACGAAGCCGGCAACGCCTTCAACACGGCTAATGCCGCATACCGCAGCCGCCGAATACACCATGTTGACGAGCACATACCCAGGCATCAGCGGGCGCATCACGTCTTGCATCAGCTTGCCGCGAACAACCTGTTGGCCGACATTTTCGAGCGGCAAAAAAGTTTTCACGCCAGCATTGCTTAGGGCGTGTTCAACAGAAATTTCCTGCTTGTGCTTCGTCTCCACCACGAACCATTCCCGCTTTCCCGGCTGATCGCTCGCCGCCATGGAGAGCATCGTGGCCTTGATTCGCTTGCGGTCGCGCACCTGATCGAACAGCGATGCAAAGCGCGTCAGGTCGTAAGCCTCCGGATTGACCGGTTTGCTGGCAGCATAGATTTTCACGTTATGCATCATTGGAATGTCCCTCGTTAACCTGCTGTTCAAATGCTGCCCACGCCTCGCTGACAGCCGCGTCCAAGTCGGTGGCATCGGCAGCGATAGGTGGGAAAAAGAACCACTCGACGCCGGGCGGAGCCGGCACCCATGGCAAGCCGCTACGCGCGAAATATCGTTCCCAAGCCGCACACAGCTCGCCGTTCCTGCGGGTGTTGGTGAAGCCTTCGGAGATACGGAAGACGTTCGGCGGGACGGTCATGCCCTTATGGTCCTGGGCACGCTCGTCCATGGTGTTGACCTTCGGCCAACCATGTTTGACGCGGCGTTCTCGCAAGATTGCTTCGGCCTTTTCGCCGCCTTCGGCCACAAGCGCCCGAAGCAACGGCGGTAACGCCGGCATCGTAGCGGAGGCAGGTTTCAGCAGCTCGGCACAACGGCCGGCATGCCACGCCCTCGTGTAAGCCCCGTGGACGATAGGCAGCGCGACGTCGGACTTCGGATCTTGAAGTTTTTCCCAATCGCGGCCTGTGAGATATGCTCCGGCCCAAGGGACCGAGATCTTCGCTTTCTCGGCGCGCTCGATGTAGGTGGGAGATTTGGCAATGCATTCGGCGCGCTGTTCGGGCGAAAGCTTCTGCCAAGCCTTCCGGCCAGCATATTCGCTATCTTTGTCCCGGGTCGGCCATCTGGCATACCAGCGACGAAAGGCACGCTCGACCGCTTCCGGCTTTTCTTCCGAACCTTCGTCGCGCGCATCTCTCTCTTGCTGATAATCAGTATTGCTAGATTCTAAGTTATTACTATGTGCCGATTTTGCCGGCGCCGGTTTTACCGGCGACGGTTTTGCCGGCGCCGGCATTTCAGTCTGCGGTAAAAATGCCACACTGTCGGTTGGCTCCGATTGCCCCTCTTCCGGCGAACGCGGCTCATCGAAAATGACCAGATTGGACGCGCCGAATTTACCGTCCGCACGCGACTGCTCGCGTTCGGCATAACCAAACTCGACAAGCTCGGCGATCATCTTGCGCGCCTTGTCGCGGCCGCAGCCGCCTTTCTTGACGATATCGCCAACGACGACGGTCCAGTTGTCCGGCTTCGACAGGAGATAGCCGAGCAGCCAACGCGCCTCCATGGAAAGGCGGTCGTCCTCGAACACATGATTGGGAATAGCGGCGTAGCGGGCATTTCGCGCACCACGCCGAATGGTAGCCTCGCCGCTCACTGGGCACCGCCTTTGCGCACTATGTCGCGAAGGAACGAGCGAGCAGCCTGGACGGCGAGCACGACGGTGTGCGGCAATCCGCCGTCCGGCAGACGCGTAGCATTGATGGCAGCAAACTCCACATCCAATGCGTCCAAACCGCAGCGGAATTGCGCTTCCATCAAGACACGGCGGATTGTCGCGCAATCGCGATAGATGACGCCTGCCGGCACGCGCAAAAGCCAGTCGGCGCGCTGCGCATCGGTCTCGCAGTCGCAAAGCTCTTCGATAATGGGTAGTACGTGGCTCAACGACCCCTCCCCTGTTTCCACACGTCGAAATCGGCGCGCAGGTCGAGAAAGGCGACCTGGGCACGCTCTTCGCTGTTCAGTTGCGTTTTGCTGGAAATGCCGAGCAGCTTTTTCAGGACGGTATCGGCATGGTCCTTGTTATGGATGGCGCGGCTGCTGTCGCGACGCTCAAGAAAGCGATGAAACAGCGGCTCCGCGCAAAGTATCGCCGCGTTCGCTGCAAAGTCGCCGGCGCGCAGCCGAGTCGGCATAGGTTCACGGGTCCGGCCTTGCCGCAATGCGATGACGGCGCGACGGCGCAGCTCAAGGAACATCACCACGTTCTCAAGCGCGCCGCTGATAAGCTCGATATCTTCGGGAAGAGCATCGACATGCATGGTGCAAAGCACGGCGTGTTCACCGGTAGCACGCCGCACAACAATGCGCGTATCCACGCCATTGGTATCGATAGACCATCGGTCGCCTCGGCAAAGCTCGGCGATGCCGGCCAATCGAGAAACACGCGCTTTCTCACGTTCGCGCGCAGCCTGCGCGGGCGTCGTCATGCCGCCTCGCTTTCCGCCGTGGCGGCGGGTCCGGCAGGCAGGAAGTCTTTCCAGTCAACACGACGCGCAACCGTGCAATCGCCATACGTGCCGTTTTCGCGCAGTTCCCAAACAAACCACGCCGTATTCATACGGCTGCTTGCCTTCTCGCCGTTCCAACCGTCGCGATGCATCATCGGCAACCGGCGCTTGAACACGTAAACCCGAGCCGGCGGACAATCGTCCATGACAAAATTCCGGTCGTCGTCCGCGAACCCGCAAAGGAAATTCAGGTTGAGAAGGAGCGCCATCTTGCGCGGCCGGAAGACCCGCAGCGCATGGGCGACGAAGGCGTTGAGAACATCGCCATAAGGCGGGTTCGTCACGATGTCGTCATTGCTGCCGTCCCCCGGCTGCGAGGTCAGGAAGTCTTGAACCGCCTGCAATTCGCCGTGTTGGTCCGCCGTGCCGTAATCGACCAGATCGGCGAGGACGACACCATAGCCCGCCCCTTCCAGCATGCGAGAAATTGCGCCGCGTCCGCATGCCGGCTCGAAAACGGTCGCGGAAAATTCTTCGAGTGCGAGCAACGTCTGCATCGCTTCGGGCGGGGTTTCGTAGAGGTTTTGGCCGCGCTCCGCCTTTGTGGCGCTTGCTGTGCCGACCGCCGCACGAAGATTGGCGCGGGTCGGCCCAAGCCCGGCGGATAACCGCGCCTGAATTGCGCGCTCGACTATGCCCGGCTCGCGATGTTCCGCCGCCGCCAATTTGCGGGCCTCGTGGATTTCCTTACGTGAGAGGCCGGTATCTTCAGATGTAAAACCGTTTCCATTGGAAACGGTTTTCGGCCGGCCACCTTTGGAAGCCTGCCCCGACTTCTGTGCTTCATCCCATTTGTCGGCGATCAGGATTTTTGCTCGGGCCTCGATCAGCAACGCGTCGGCCTGCATCCGGCGTGCCTTGGCGATCAGCTTTTCCGTTGCGCCGATCTGCTCGGCAAATTGTGCCGCCGTCTTGGCCGTGGCATAGGCAACAGACGCGACAATGCGAGCATTGACGATATCGCCCTCGTCCAGCAATGCCCGCGCCCGCTCGACCGTCTCCACCAAACCGGATGCGTCGGCCGGCTGCGGGATATCCGGCATATTTGAAGGTATATCCGCCGTGTCCGGCAAGTCGCCGGGTTCCGCGAGACCCTGCAAGGTCGCCAGCAACTCGCGGGCGCGGTCGGTCGGATAGTAGGTTTTCGAGTCTTTCTTGTCGCGGGTCAAATAGCGGTTGCCAACGGCATTGTTTGCCGCAGTTACATGCCTCGGCTCCGCAGCCATCACGACACCATCGCGAACCGCTGTCGTGATAAGGGCGAGCGCATTCGGGCCGGGCTTAGGGAGCTTGACGGAACTATAGCCGGCCATCAGTTCGCCCTCATCAATCGGTCGAGATAGGCTTGGCCGAGACCCGTCAGCTTTACGGTTCGCTCGTCTGCGCAGATATGGAGATAACCGCAGCGGCGGCATTCCTGCGCGAGCCGCTGGCGAATGGCATCATGCGCAACATCCGCGCGCCCGCCGGAATGCTGCACCTCACGCAGAAAACCCCTTGCACGTTCGGACAAGGGGCGGGTCATCAAGTCATCAATGGCGGGATCGGTGTGAGGCTTCATTGTCCGCCTCCGACCACATGGAAGCCGACCTTTTGTCCGCCGAGCGCCTTCACATTGGCGAGCGCCTTGCGATACTCCGCAATCACGACTTCCAGTTCCGCGGCATCCCGGTCCATCTTGGTCGCCTCTGCAGGCGTCACCACGAGATCGGCAATCGCGACGGCTCCGCCCGAAATCATGTCGCCGGCCTTTCGAACCGCATCGGAGTAAGCGGCGATCAGACTATAATCGGCCCCGCACTGCCCTTCCGGTTCGACCAGCCGCTTGCCATGCAATTCCGCCATCGCCGATGTGACGACCTGCACGCCGCAATCCGATTCCAGGGCGTAGACCACATGCAACGGCATCATTTCCGGGTCGGTCGCATTGTTCATGCGTCCAATATGGCTTTTCGAGATCGAAGAAATTTGCGCAGCTCGCTCGATACCGCCAACAAGGCGGATGAGATCGCGTTGCGCTGCTTTGATGCGGTGAAACCATGCAGTTTGAATCATGAGACAAAGCCTTTCCCGCGCCGGGAAATTCCCAGCGTTTTTCCCGTGGTGGGAAATGATCGAAGATGAGAAGTTCAGGGCGTTACGAAGCTACGGAGGCCCGCATGCAAAACGAGATTTCCCCGCGCCGGGCGACAGACAAGAAAGCGCCCCGGCGTGGGGTGCAGCAGGCCGGGAGGATTGGCCGCACAAACGGTAAAAGGGGCCGGTCATTCTGCGGCCTCTTGAAACAGAGAGGCCGCCACAAACGAGCGGACAATAGAACCTGCTGATAGGCATCCGCCTGACACGTCCTCAATCCGAACTAAAAGGGATGGGCGCGGCAAAACGCGACAAGCCTCCCATTTTGAAACCATCCCTTTCGTCGCGCCGACGCGCTTCCCGAACGCATCTTGCGTCAAGTTGTGTTCACGCCGGTATTTCGCAATCGGATGTTCCATATTGCGATAAGTTTCATAAATTGACACTTTATGCAAGAGGCTCGGTGTCACGTTGCGCTAACGCTTTCCACCTCACTCACGAGTAAAGTTGAAACATGAGCAACGTTAGCCGCATTCACTCGAATAAGACGCCTCAAAGAATCCACTATATTCCCGAGTGGGCGGAGATGCGTCATCTTAAACAAGTGAACATCGCTGAAGAGCTGAACGTTGATAAAGGACTTGTTTCCAAATGGTTCAAGGGCACCCTGCCCAAGCCTGAATATTTGGAAAAGCTCGCAGCCTTATTCGGCACAGACGTGCAGGGGCTATTCCGCGAACCTCATGACGATTGGCTTGCGAAATTTTTCAGGGACAAGACCGAAGAGCAGAAAGACCGCGCAATATCGATGCTCAAGCTGTTCTTTGACCAGCAAGGAAATGGCACCGGTACGGACGGAAAATAGCCGAACTAACCGGATACCAACGAGCGCCACCCCAACAGCAGAATCACGCCGTTGCGCGCACCGCCGCAATGTGACCAACACTTCTGATCAAGAAGCCACCGAAATGCGGTCGAAAATAGCCGCCCTCACCCCACCCTTCCCGCATCCATTAACATGCCCGCGACTAGACGGATTCGCGCTAGTTTCATCTTGCACCTAAAAAAGTTGCAGATTATGAAACTTTTGGCCCTTGTCAAAAGTTGCAACTTATGAAACTTATTTATCCATCCCAGGCGCAGACGGCGCGGGGACACCGCCGGACGACAGAGGAGCCGGCACCCCAAACGGATGGAGAGAGTTATGCACAATATTGCGAAAGAGATGGCCGATCTGGCTCGGGAACGCGGCGTCGGCATGACTGAGGCCGAGTTGCGGGCCGAAGGTTTCACCAAAGACGAAATCGCCAAGCACGCCACCGAGGCGGCGGAAATGCTGCGCGTAGCAGAAACCGCACGCGCCGCCTGATCACGCATCCGCTCCGGTTTCCGGCCTTCGGGCCGGTTTCCCGAACGGATGGAGGTCAAATGCGAAAGAACCCCAAACAGATGACAGTTGGCGAAACGGCGACAGGTGAGCTTCTTGATTGGTATGCCGGTCAGGCTCTCGCTGGACTACTGGCGAGCGGACCAAAAAACTTCCAAACAAAAGCAGACATTTATGGGCTGTGCTTTCGCGCCGCAGACGGAATGCTAGCGGCACGCCAGATCGAGGAACTAGCATCGTCACGCGAAAATGAATCGATAAAGCCCAAGCACGAACAGGATAAGCCCCACGAGGGTCAAAGCCGTCCCAATGAGGGTGAAACGGTGGGGATAACCCGTAACGGTGGCGATAGGCGTTCCGAAGTCGTTCATGTGGACGGTCTGCTGCAACTGACGGTTCCGCATCTGACCTACGCCAAAGAGGATAGCGCCGAGAGCGATAAGAAACGCATTCTTATTAGTTGTGGCGATCGCTGGCACCGCCATCGCAACCCCAGCCAGGACAAGAGCAATGGCCCACTGTCCATGATCGCGCAAATCCTTGGAATCCATCGCCGCAAATCTCCTTTCGCGGAAATCAAACTTCGCCTTCATCTGCGGGAGGACGGAACGATTTCGCAAGAGGTTGTACTGCCTCGCGGCTGGATTGTTGTGGATTAACCTCTCCCGCTCCGGTTTCCGCCTCGCGCGAGGCGGCTTCCCGAACGGATGAACGGAGATCACATCATGTTCCGCATTTCCCCAATGACAGAGACGCCCACGAACCTGCCCCGGCTCGCTCTGGAAGTGCGCGCGCTCTGCGCTGCAATCGGCCTCATCACCGCCGCCACGGCCCTCGCGGTGCTGGCGCTCACCCTTAAATAGACTACGAGGACGTTTGATGAAGATCGAGCGAACTGACGGAATAGCGTACCCTCCCCGTGGCTTAAGCCGCGAGGCGTCAGCCAGATATATCGGCGTTAGCACCACCAAATTTGATCAGCTCGTCGCCGACCGCCGTATGCCAAAGGCTAAGAAGGTTGATGGTCGCGTAATTTGGGATCGCATCGCCCTGGACGCCGCATTCACCGAACTGCCAGATGAAGGCGTGAATATGATTGACGAGATATTGTCAGGGCGGCACGCCCAGAAGTAGAGTGCCGCATGGCGACGCATCCCGATTACCCTTTTGCATCATCCTTCGAAGACCGCCACGGAACCACCCGCTGGCGGTTTCGCCGTTCTGGCAAGACGACTTCTTTACCGGGAAAGCCGGGTGATCCGCAGTTTGAGCAACACTACAAGGCGGCGGTAGAGGGGAGAAAGCCAGCTACAGCTAGGGTTGTCGGCATGCCGGGCACCGTGGCGCAAGGTTCTTTTAGAGATGCGTGGCGGAAAGTTCAGCGCACGCCCGAATGGTTGAAGCACGACCCAGCAACCAAAGATAAAAACACCAGACTTGCTGAAGAATTTTTGGAGTTGCCGCTTGTCAAAGGCGGAACGGCCAAATGGGGCGACATGCTGTTGCGGGATCTCAAGCGTCGCCATATCAAGGATATTCTCGCTCAATTTCACGAGACGCCGCACAAGGCAAAACACTTACTCGTTGCTATCCGCAAAATGATCTACGTCGCGCTCGATGAAGAGTGGATCGACAACGATCCAACCTACAAGCTGTCGTACCGTCCGGAATCCAAAGGCTGGCGAGCGTGGACGCAGAGTGAGCGCGAGGCGTTTGAGGCGAGATGGCCTCTCGGTTCTGCACCTCGCACGGCCTATGGCTTAGCCCTTTGGCTCGGCAATCGCCGATCTGATGTTGCCCGCTTAAGATGGAGTAACATCGATATGCAAAATAGAACCGCAACCATTGTGACGAAAAAGGGTGATAAAACGCTAATTCTGCCGATCACGCCTATGATGATGGAAATCCTGCAACCGTTGGATAAGAGTAAAGAATACGTCTTGCTGAACGCCTACGGCAATCCATTCTCGGAAAAGTCCCTAACGGGCATGATGGCGCACTGGACCAAAATGGCCGAGATGCCATCAGGTTGCACGTTGCATGGCCTTCGCAAAACACTTGGCAAGCTATTGGCGGAGTCTGGATCCACTACGCGCCAACTGATGGAAACACTGGGCCACGATGATATTCAACACGCCGAGCTCTATAGTCGAGAAGCGGAACAACAGAGACTCGCGAAAGACGCAATGACGCGCCTCGCGCGTAAGGTTAGCATTAAAAAAATCCCGCGAAATATGGGATGAACCTACCGATAGATTTTGACCAGTAGCTATACAGTGGGCGCATTGCGATAATTTTTTGAGAATCATCTAAGATTGATTACCCAAGGGTCATGAAGACCAAACACAAATCGAGTTGAGGTCGTGCTTGGATGTCAAATCCAGTTGACACCGAAGGTTCAAAACAGATCCGCCTTTCCGATATAATTGAGTTCTGCGGATGGCTGTCTATAGTAACATTAATGAGCGGATACATTTGGGTAAACGTCGTAACGTGGGGGGAAGGCATTAAATTCCCTCAGTATTTTACTATCTCCGACTACGTTGCTCACGGAGCCTCCCCGGCAATTCTATTTACTTCTATCGTATTCCTAATGAACACTTGGAATACCATACCGGACCCGGATGGGAAGAGTAAAAATTATTGGAAAAATTTTATAATCATAACCTTCACTATTAGCGTAATAATTTCGATTATATCAATATTAATTCGATATTATTCGGGAGAATCAATAATATCGACAACATTTATTTTGCGAACAATTGGAAATTTTGCATATGCCAACGCAGTTCCACTTGGAATCTTCATCGTAGTATATGCACCCATTCGCATAAATTTCCTAACTTTCGGAATAATACTCGCTTTAGTTGTCTGGACCAATACGGCATATACTTCAGTACTGTTTTCTCTGGAAAACAAAATATCAGATGAAGATATTAACAATCCGGTTAGGTACGAATTTCAGAATTCTTCATACACGTCTGACAAATGGATATTATTTCTTTCGACTGATCGATATTTCTACTTCCTGCGACAAGAAAGCAAGGAAATTGAAATTCAAAAAGCATCAGATTTGATGAAGATTACCTTAAACTCCCCAAAGCACACTTTCTCGCTGTCAAACTTTTTCGAATTCCTACGCAGTCTATCAAAGACCTCGCCCGAAGCCCCCTAA